GGCGCGCGCTTCTTCCTTCTGCGGGTTATGCGCCAGCATAACCCCAGGGGGTGCCGGGGGCCTTCCCCCGGCTGTATGGTAAGTAATTAAAAACAAAATAGGGGACACGGACGGCCGCTTCGGCTCCCTTTGGCCCATCGTTTAGGCAATACGGATAACGCCTTGATTGATGGCCCTGCCTACGTGAATTTGAACAACGAGGCGAGCAATGCCAACTGGAACTGCGGAGTCGGGCGCGCGTATCTATTCAGCACATGTTTGCAGTGCCGTCCGCGTTCATTTACACCTCAGGCCGTTGAAATACGGCTCAGTCGCCCTTATGGGAGGGAGGAGTGGAAAGACAAGCCGATGCAGACCATCCCGTTCCGGCGGTCGTACCGGTAAGGATGGAGGCGAATAGAAGCATGTGCGACAATCTGCGCACCTACAAGTACCTACACCGGAGATGCTGCGACCGGGAGGTCATCATCGCAGCCTGGAAGAAGCTGCGGAAGGGAAAATCAACACGGCGCGAGGTCATCAAGATCGAGGCCGACTTCGACTATTATGTCGATAAAATGCAGCGCATGATACAAGAGACTCGACCGGGAGGAGATCCCGGTCTTCAGTTTTGGCCGGAAAAACACAAAGCGAGGGTCGTGTTCGAGCATGGCAAGGAGCGCGAGATCTTCTGCCCTACGATCTGGGAGCAGTGGGTTCACCACATAGTGATCCAGGTGCTCGCTCCGATCGTGACACGCTATGCCTACAAGTACAGCTGCGGATCAATGCCAAAACGCGGCGGCATTTATGGCAAGCGACAGATGGAGCGCCTCATCAACCGGGGCTTCAAATACTTCGCCAAGCTGGACATCCGGCACTTTTTCAAAAGCGTCCGCCAGGACATAGTGATCGAGATGCTGGAGGAGCTGATCTGTGACGAGTGGTTCATCTATCTCGTGCGCAGGATCTTCTGGCAGTTCCCGAAGAGCTTGCCGCTGGGCTTCTATCCCAGCCAGTGGCTCGCGAACTTCGTCCTGTGGAAGCTGGACAGGCGGATCGTCAGCACCGGAGTGGATCACATCCGCTACGTGGACGACCTCGTCCTGGTATCAAACAACAAGCGGACCCTTCACCGCGTTGTGGGCATCATACGGCAGGAGCTCGGCAAGATCCGGCTCCGCTTGAAGGGAAACTTCCAGATCTGCCGCTTCATCTTCCGGAAAAAGACCGGAGAGCTCATCGGCAGAGCGATCGACTTCATGGGCTTCGTGTTCCGCAGAGACAGGACCGTGCTCAGGAAGAAGATCATGATCCGGGCGACACGCTTCGCCGGACGTCTAAAGCGCACCAGGAAGATCGCAACACGCCAGGCGCTCTCGATGATGTCCAGGATCGGATGGTTCAAGCACACCTCGACGTCACTGGTCTGGAAGACCTACATCGAGCCCTGTGTGAACGTTAAAGTGTTAAAAGGAATAATAAGCAAAGCACAGAAGGAGGCGGCACATGAAAACACCATGGACCACAGAGATGGGCTCCGGACCCTATCCGGAACAGTTTGCTCAGCTTAACGCCGACACCTACATCCAGCGCAGGAACATCGAAGACGCTCCTGAGCGTGAAGGTGTGGACGATCCCGGCTGGGTATGTGAGAGCAGGATGATCTCGCAGGATGTCTACGAAGCTCTGCAGGAAGAGTACAACACGCCGACATACGCGGCACTGCTCGAACAGCAGGAAGCGATCGATGACGCGAACGCCATGCTCATGCTGAGCCAGGCAAAAATTGAAGACACGCAGGCGGAGCAGGACGACACTCTCGGACTGATCCTATTAAACACCGAAAAAGAGGAGGTATAACATGAGCGTATACTACAAAACAGTCAAGAGATACTACGACAAGGGCTTATACACAGATGAGGACGTCGCTGTCTTCGTAAGAACCGGCAAGATCACCAAGGAAGAGTACACCCTCATCACTGGCTTGCCTTATCCTGAGAATTAAGGAGGGCGGCCTAAGGGAAACGATAATCTCTGCTATTATAAGCGCGGCTGCGGCCATCGTGGTCTGTCTGATCACTCAGAACCGCCAGGCCATGAAGCTGGAAGCCCAGCTCGACAAACAGACAGCACTTCTCGATCAGCGCCTCCAGACTCTCTCGGAGCGCGTCGAGAAGCACAACAACGTCATCGAGCGGACCTACAAGCTCGAAGAGCTCACAGCCGTCCAGGAAGAACAGATCAAGGTCGCGAACCATCGGATCGAGGACCTGGAGAAAAAACAATGAGACAAAGAAGAAAAAAGAAAAAGATCGAGACGTCAAAACTGCTCCTGATCGTCTCGGATGTGATGGCTACGGTGGTGCTTGTGAGCACCATCGTGGCTGTCTTCATTCTGCAGACCGCTGAGCCGCTGATCTATCTGATCCCGGCAGTCTTCGGACTGTCCGCGACCAGCCACGGCTTCTACTACTGGAAGGCCAAAGCGGAAAACCTCAACAAGTGGGGGCAGGGCGAAAAAATAAACAGAGAGGAGGATCCTGATCAATGGAATGGCTAATCAATAACTGGTATTTAATCGTGGCAGCAGGCGCCGTCATCGGTGCCCTGATCTACGCTGTGAAGAGGTTTTTGGGGCTCCCTACGGAGCAACAGCTTGAGAACCTCCAGGAGTGGCTCAAGTGGGCCGTCACGCAGGCAGAAAAGGAACTGGGAAGCGGCACTGGCCAGCTCAAGCTGCGCATGGTGTACGACATGGCCGTGGAGAAGTTCCCCTGGCTTGTCCGTCTTGTGCCCTTCGTTGAGTTCTCGATGTGGGTAGACGAAGCACTCATCTGGCTCAACAAGCAGCTGGAAAGCAACAAAAACATCACCACATTAGTGAAGGGAGGCGATGACTAAGGGCAACTGCAGCACAGGTCGCCACTTTTATCGCTCAGATCGCTCCCATCATCCAGAAGTATGCGAAGAACTGCGGCTACAAGATAGCCAGCACAGTCATCGCGCAGGCCTGCTGTGAGAGTGCCTTCGGCACCAGCTCGCTCGGCTATAAATACCACAACTACTTCGGGATGAAGTGCGGCTCCGCATGGAAGGGCAAGAGCGTGAACATGGCCACCAAGGAAGAGTACACACCCGGACAGCTCACGAGCATCCGGGACAATTTCCGGGTATATGACAGCATGGAGGAAGGCGTGGCCGGGTATTATGGCTTCATAAACTGGAGCCGCTACGCTAACCTGAAAACGGCCACAACGCCCCAGCAGTATGCTGAGATGCTGAAGGCCGACGGGTATGCGACCAGCTCGACATACGTGAACACCCTCATGAAGATCGTCAACAACTACAACCTGACAGCCTGGGATAATTTTGAGAGCACTCCGGCCACTGCTCCGGCCGAAGCTCCAACAGTTCCCCAGACGGTCCTGAACTATCTCGTCGGCAAGACTTACACACTGCAGGCAGAGATGAAGGTCAGAAAAGGCCCTTGGCTCAATTATGGCTGGAAGAGACACAACGAGCTCACGGCTGACGGTCGAAAGCACGACAAGGACAGGGACGGCTTCCTGGACAAGGGGACAGTCGTCACCTGTCTGGAAGTGAAGCAGATCGGAGCGAACATCTGGATCCGGTGCCCTTCCGGATGGATCGCCGCATATCACAACGGCAATTTATACGTCAAATGATCGGGCTGATCATAGTCCTGATCATGTTCGTGATCCTCGGCACCGGGATCACCCTCGCGATGATGGGCATATATGCGATATACTCTGCAGGGATCTATATGCAGAGCAGAGACTAAAAGAAGACCGACTCATCAGTTTTGATGAGTCGGTCTTTTCTCGTTTTTATCCTGAGGCGCGAAGGGCGCAGGATAAAAACGAGAACATCAGAGCATAATAAAAAGGGTCTCGCTGTCCCAGGTGGCCTCGCGGATGACGGACTTCGCGATCTCGTTCTTCTCGTCCATGGTAAAACTATCAAAGTTGGCCAAAAGCTCCATAATGATCTTTCGCTTATTTTCGGCACTTTGAAGGCTCTGGGCGTTCCGTCTTTTTTCCTGCAGAGCTGCAGCTTCTTCTCTTTTTAATCTCATGAGCTCGACATCGAGGTCTTCGATCTCCGCGATGATGTACTTCGCCGCGGAGCTTTTTGCTGATGTGGCCAGCGCGCTGGTCAGCTTCCCGATCTTCTTCTCGGTCTCTGCTATTTTCTTTTTTATCTTGTCACCGGAGTCGGTGGTCTTCTTTTCTTCCCTGATGTACTTCTTCAGGACTTCCGGATCGTGCTCGATGGCCCGGAAGATCTTCAGCACTTCCTCATCCAGGAGCTCCGCCTTGATCGCTTTACAGTCACATGCCTCAACTCCGGCCCGTTCTCGTCTCGGGCAGTGGTACCACGTACCGACGGAACCGTCAGCTCGTGACTTCCTGGCCAAGGTCATCAGGCGGCCACATTTACATCGGAGCACACCCTTCAGGAGTGTGGTCTCGTGCTTCTTTTTCTTCTCGAACTTATTCTTCCCGAAGTGATCCTGCACCTGCAGCCACCTCTCTGCAGATATGGTCGGCTCATGGTAGCCTATAGAGACACGCCACTCCTCGGGAGGAGCCTGGACGTGCTTCTTTTTGTGGTTCACCCGGATCTCCTTCGTCCGGCCATATACCATGACGCCGTGCTTGCCGTCCCACAGCTCCCGGGGACTTCCTTCGTCTATGATGCAGCCCTTCTTCTCATAATAGTCATATATCTCAGCGGAGTCCGGGCAGCAGTACGGGCTCTTGAAGATCTGATGGAGCTGAGTGGTCGAGAGGAACTTCCCGTTCTGGCTCTTTATGCCCTGCTGCCTGCAGTATGTCTCCATCTGCTGGAGCGTGAAGTTGTTATCCAGCAGGATGTCGATCAGGCGCTCCTTCTCCTCATGCTGTTCTTCGTTCTTGACGATGGTCTTGTGCTTTTTGGATCCTCCGGCGCCGACTTCTATGATGTCATAACCGAAGGGAGCAGACCCGCCACACCAGAAGC